CCTAATGAGTGATCAATATTTAGCAATATTAGCTGCTCCTGCAATGGCAGGAATAACAAACATGAATTCAAACATGAATGAACAATTATCTAAATTGGCCTTACAATTTAAAGCAGACATACAAAATGCAGCAGACAGATTGTTACATCAACAAAGTATTAGAGAATCAGTTGAAATGAATAAATTGGAATTAATACAAGATAAATTAAGTGAGATTTTACTAGAAAATTTAGCAACTCATCATGTTACTACAAATAGTTATCAACTAATGATTGAAAATGGTGAAAGGCAATTAATGCAACAAGATTATATAAAAAGAATATTATCTAATGTAGAAGATACAAAATCAGTATTAAATGTTATAACTTTAAATACCGAACGAAATTTACAAATGTCTCAAATACAATTGGATCGTATTGAATTTCTACAACAAATAGTAATGCGTATAGAGAACGAACAACGAATAACTGATGACCAATTACAACATTGTGTTCAATTATTATCAGAAATAAAAGGTGAATTACTCTATATAGATAAGGATAATCCTCTTCATAAAATTATATTAAAAACATTAAAATTAATTGCAACTTATCCAATGAATCCAATACAACGATTTAATCATCGTGCAATTGGATATGGTGGAAAACGTACTCGTCATAGAAATAGAAAACAAAATATAATTACTTCATTATTAAAATCATTTCGTAATAAAAAAATATTACGACATAAAAAATCATTACGACATAAAAAAATATTACGACATAAAAAATCAAAAAGAAATAATAAATAATCTGTGTAAAACCTTATTATATATTCTTTTCTTTATATATTATTTATAAAGATATAAGATTATCTCTTGTATATAAGTAAAATGACAACGAAAAAGGATGAATGTATTGAATTAAAAAATATTCAATATAAATCAATGTTATCAGGAGGAAATATTATTATTGAATCAACAAATGTAAGTGATTTTAATAGTTTGGATAAATTTTTGGAAGACAATAATTTACAAAACTTGAATGAAAATTGGGCAAAAATAGATAATAATACAAAATATAAAAAGTTGGTTGTTTTTGCAAAAAAATATGTTGAAATAAATAATCTAAATGAAGAAGTATTAAATATATTGACTTCTTTTTTAAAAGAATCGTTGGATAATAAACAACTACAAAGAGTCAAAGATGTAACTTATGATAAATTGACCAAAGAAATAAAGGATATACCTCCATTGACGTATAATGAAGAAACAAAAACATTTAGTTTAAAAATAGATAAGAATCGTATTCATACATTAAAAAGTTTGCCTCCATCTAAAAATGCAACTATGAAAAATAAATTAATATAAATAAATCATGATATTTATATTAATGAATTATATTGATGATGATTTCTCTACTTTATTACAATTATATTATGATTTTATTGAATTTAATCCTTCTATAATTAGCAATCCAGATTTTGAAGAAATTATGATTGACGAAGTTTTTTCTTTATTAAAAATGTCATTAAATGAAAATGATGATATTGAAGAATATATTATGGATTTAATAGAAGAATCATTACCTTTATTTTATGACTTTATTTATCCTTCTAGACAAGAAAAAAATACTTATTGTAGAGAAGTATCTATGGAAGAAAAAATAATTATAAATGATAAATTAGAAAAAATAAATAACATTGAACAACCTGCACAAAAAACACCAGAATGGTATGATTTTAGGAATAATATATTAACGGCAAGTAATGCATATAAAATATTTGAGAGTCAAGCACAACAAAATTCATTAATTTATGAAAAATGTATTACAAAAATACATGATAATAATTTTGTAAATACAGAAAGTTCTCTACATTGGGGTCAAAAATATGAACCTTTATCTATCATTATTTATGAAAATACTTACAAGACAAAAATAAAAGAATATGGATGTTTAAGACACGATAAATATTTATTTCTTGGAGCATCTCCTGATGGAATTAATGTAGATGTATCTTCAAATAGATTTGGACGTTTATTAGAAGTAAAAAATATAGTAAATAGAGAAATAACAGGAATTCCCAAAAAAGAATATTGGATACAGATGCAATTACAAATGGAAACATTTAATATTGATGAATGTGATTTTCTAGAAACAAAATTTATAGAATATACAGATGAATTAGAATTTATTAGAGATTCAGATGATAATATTTTTATTAGTAAAGAAGGAGAGAAAAAAGGAATATTATTATTTTTTTTAGATAAAAATTCTGGAAAACCTATTTATATATATCCTGACATTAACATGTCTTATACTGATTTTGAAGTATGGTCTCATTATAAAATAGAAGAAATTTTAAAAGAAAATGAACATTATATTTGGGTAAAACAAATATATTGGAAATTAAATGATATTAGTTGTATATTAGTAAAAAGAAATAAAAAATGGTTCCAAGACATGATTCCTATTATATCAAATTTTTGGGATATAATAAAAAGAGAAAAGACTGATGGTTTTGAACACAGAAAACCAAAATCTAGAATTACAATATAAATAAAATATACATGTTATTTTATGACGACAATTGTATCTTGTTTTATAACTAATATAAATAATATTAATTATAGAGATACAAATAAATATTTGGAATTGGGAAAAAACTTGATAGAATGTGATGTACCCAAAGTTATTTTTATGAATCAATATTTAATTGATTCTATAAAAGATTATAATAAAAATAATACTATTTTCATTCCTTTTGAAAAAGAGGATTTATATTATAATAAATATAAAAATGAAATAACAAATTTTGTGGTAAATACAAATAATAAAGATAAAGATACGTTGGATTACATGTTGCTACAAAATAACAAACCTGAATTTTTACAAAAAGCAATTGAATTGAATCCATTTCACACTAGCCAATATGTTTGGGTAGATTTTGGTATTTTTCACATGATCCAAAATCCAAAAGAAAAGTTTATGGAATATATTTATAATTTACAAAATAAATCATATGAAAAGGTACGTATTAGTTCTTGTGTAAATCCATTATATAATGAAGTTTATAAAGATGTATATACAAATGTTTTATGGTATTTTGCAGGTTCTGTTGTAGGTGGGTCATATCAAAGTTTAACTATTTTTTCAGAGAAATGTAGAGAAAAGGTAAAAGAGGTAATTCAAGAAAAAAAATCATTAATGTGGGAAATAAATATTTGGTATTTAGTATTTATGGAAAATAAAGAATTATTTGATTTCTATATGTGTGATCATAATGATTCTATTTTAGAAAATTATTAAGAAACAAGAAAATATATATTTTCTTTAAAAATATATATTTTAAAAAGCAGGTAGTTCTAATATAGAACCAGGTTGTGCACCCAAAAATAAATCTTCTTTTGTTCTATAATAACCAATTCTTACACCTGGATCATTTGAAACAGGTGGTAATGGTTTTATGATATTTATATCAGGTTTGAGATTTCTATCATGGTAAAAATCACCGCAAAATTCAGCAGGAATACATGTTCCTTCATCAGGATTTTTGAAATATTTTAAATTATTGGTAATTTGTTCATAAGAACCAACAGGAAAAATAGGATAATATATCCAATCGTGTGAATAATTATCTGAATTTACTATTTTGGTTTTATTGACAGGAAAAGAATTTAATAAATGGGTTTCAGTAGAATTAATATTTTCATAATTTTCTCTACATTTACAAGATGAAGGAAATATCGTTGCTAAAGGAAGAAACATGATTACTATTAAAATTATTATAAGAGATATAAAACCATAATAATTTTTTAACATATATATTATTATTATTTTATTAGTAAGTAAAATAATAATAAGATTTATTTTTGGTTCTCTATAGTAAATTCATTTGATTCTTCCAAAAATATAGACACTTTATCATTATGATTATTTGTTTGTAATTTAACAAAATCAATTGGATTGCTAATAATAATACATTTTTCTCGTGCTCTAGAAATTGCAGTATAAATGCTTTTTTTATCAATCATGTTTTGTCCTGGTTGAATTATAAATACTACATTATCATATTGACTTCCTTGTGACTTGTGAATTGTTGTACAATAATTTAATTTGAAACTTTCATATAATATCTCTACATCTATGTATGTAGGTTTATCAACATCATTTTTTCCTGAATACTGTATTACAACTTTTTTATTTTTATAAGATAAAATAATTGCTTCTTCACCATTTGCTCTCATATTTTTTTCATCGCTATAATCATTTTCACAACGAATAATTTTATCACCTATACGAAAAGTATAATGTTGTATAAACCTACTTGTGGATGGTATTTCATTATTATCTTTTGGATTATAAATATCTTGTAATAACTTATTTAAATTTATAACATTCCATAAAAATTTTTCATTATAATAACTGATAAATTTTGAATTTTCTTTTGTCAAATGATTATTTTTTATTAATTGAATTATCTCTTGTTTTTTTATTTCATCATTTACAACAAACGATTTTGTAGAAAGATAAATCATTGTATCATCTGTAAAATCTGATAATGTAACAATTTCATTTGTCATTTTAAAAATATTACGTATTAATTGTCCTGACTTTTGTCTCTTAATTTTAGTTAATGAAACAACAGGAAATAATTCACTCTCAATTATTTTATTCAAAATAATTCCAGGACCAATTGATGGTAATTGATTTGGGTCGCCAATTATAATTAATTTTGCTTTATAATATTCACAATTCAACAACAAATCCCTGAATAAAAAAGTATCCATCATAGATGATTCATCAACAATAAATACTTTTGGTACACAATTATAATATTTACATTCATTTTCTTGTTTATCACATTCACTACAATATTTATTTTTATAAATATGTAATTTACAATCATACAAGGTTTTATATAAAACTTTATGACATGTTCCTGAAATAACATCATTATAATGAATAGATTGTTGTGTTCTACTCATATTTACAAATGCCAGACCTGTAGGAGCAATTAAACTAATATTTTTGGGTGAAAAAGACCCCTTGTTATTTTTATACAAATTATAAAAAATATAATTAATACATTTAATTATTTCTGTTTTACCTGAACCAGGAGGACCAGTAATTATAGAGAAATTATATTGGATTGCATTTAATATTGCTTCTTTTTGTTCTATTTCAAATTGAATATGATTCAATGTTTCATATTTTATAATTAAATTTATTAATAATTGATCTATTGATTTCTCTTCTTTTTCTTCTTCATAATACAAACGAATAATTAAATCTGTTAATTTAATTTCAAGATTTAATAAATATAATGTTGTTTTATAAATATGTCCATTTATTTCTTTATCAATAATTGTTTTATTAATATTATGAATTAATTTTTCATCTAAACAAATTGATTTTTTTGTTGTAAAATCAACAACGTCTTTCATATATTTTGATTTTAATACATAAAATGAATTATTTCTTTTTAGAAAATAACAATAAGACCATGCGTTTAATCGTATTGTATCACTTATAATTAAATTGTATTCTTTACAAATAAAATCCGCTTTCTCATATGTTAATAATTGATATTCTTCTGTAATAAAAAGAAAAGGATTTATTATTATATTTTTTATTTCCAAATGAGTATTTTTTGTATTTTTTAATGTATAATGAATATTGTATATTTGTGAAATGGTTAATTTACATTTATTAAATATTTCAAATTCTGGTATAATAAAATTATTTACATTTATTTTTGTTCCTATACATTTATAATTATATTTCTCTACAAATTTTAAAAAACTAAATAATTTTATTCCATCTTTTGGTATTTGAATATCTTCATCATTGGATTGTATATATAATGATTCATTATCAGTTGAAAATAATTCATCTATTTTCATAAATTGTTCATTTATATTTGATATTATATAATAACCACATTTATAAAATATCAAATCATTTACTTGTAATGACATTTCTTTTTAGACAACATGTATTATTGTAATATATATTTAAATTAGTATGTTAATCCAATATTATAGTGAAATAAGTTTAGAATTATTGTACTAAATAGAGAATAAGAAATGTCTAAAGAAATGTGTGTTCAAAAAAGAGATGGAACTACTGAACCTATTTTATTTGACAAGATTTTAAATAGAATAAAAAAACAAGGAAAAGAAGTAAACATTGAAATCAATTATTCTTCATTGACAATTAAAGTTATAGATCAATTGTATGATGGTATTTCAACATCAAAAATAGATGAATTAACGTGTGAACAATGTGCAGCATTGTCTACATTACATCCAGATTATAGTATTTTGGCATCAAGAATATTTGTTAGCAATCATCATAAAAATACGAATGCTTCTTTCACAGAAGTGATGAAAAATTTGTGGGAAAATAAAGATATGAATAATAATCATTCCCCTATTATTTCACATGATTTGTGGGAAATTGTTTCTAATAATAGTGAATTGTTGGATAATATGATTGTAAATGATAGAGATTATCTTTTTGATTTTTTTGGACTAAAAACATTAGAACGATCCTATTTATTTAAAATAAATGATAAAATAGTTGAGAGACCTCAATATATGTGGCTTCGTGTTTCTCTAGGAATTCACGGAAACAATTTTTCAAAAGTCAAAGAAACATATGATTTAATGTCTCAAAAATATTTTACCCATGCAACTCCAACCTTGTTTAATTCAGGAACACCAACTCCTCAATTATCGTCGTGTTATTTGTTAGCAATGGAAGAAGATAGTCTTGAAGGAATATTTAACACACTTCAAGACTGTGCAAAAATATCTAAATATGCTGGTGGAATTGGGTTACATATTCACAATATAAGATGTAAAAATTCACTTATTAGAGGTACAAATGGAAAATCTAATGGAATTGTTCCCATGTTAAAAGTGTTTAATGATACATCCAGATTTATTAATCAATCAGGAAAAAGAAATGGTTCTTTTGCCATTTATTTGGAAACGTGGCATCCTGATATAGAATTTTTCTTGGAAATGAGAAAAAATCATGGAGATGAAGATTTAAGAGCAAGAGATTTATTTTATGCATTGTGGGTTTCTGATTTATTTATGGAACGAGTAAAAACTAATGGAAAATGGTGTTATTTTTGTCCAGATGAATGTTCTGGATTGTCTGATGTATATGGTGAACAATTTAAACAATTGTATGAAAAATATGAATCCAATGAGAAATGTATTCGTAAGAAAATAGATGCAAGAGAGTTGTGGTTTAAAATATTAGATTCACAAATGGAAACAGGAACACCTTATTTGTTATATAAAGATGCAGCAAATATGAAATCCAACCAACAGAATTTAGGAACAATTAAAAGCAGTAATTTATGTACTGAAATTATTGAATATTCTAATGAAAAAGAAACAGCAGTATGTAATTTGGCAAGTATTGCTCTACCTTCTTTTGTAAATGTAGAGACAAAA